ATCGAAATCGTCTATATGTTTCTCAGTCTTAAAGGAATCGAAATAGTTATAATTGGTTGTAGTGAACGTCTTGTTGAATATGTCATGCTCAATGGTTTCAGATGACCACATGCCATTTGCGCTGTTAGATAGGGTATCACGTGTCTGGTCTATTGTCCATTCTCTTATCTTCTGGAAGTCTGCAAGGACATTGGGCATACCCTTATTTCTCTTCTCTAATCCGCCCTGTGGTGCTGTGGTGTAGTATCCAGCAATTTCCTTTGTGTACAAACTCTCTAATGATCTGAAATGAAATGCCTGTGTTGTCTCATAGAAATGATATGTGGGCGAACCGAACTCAGTACATATCGCCTCCCTCTTAGCGTTCTTAATAACAGCTAATGGAGAAATGTCTGGGGCCATTATTTGTTTAATGCCTGCGGTAGGTTCAGCCCATACATCTTTGGTGCTTTCTAGATCACCTCGTACTATGGCTGTAACTATATCTGACCACGTACCCTTTAACGTCCTGTTGACTCTCTTCCTAGCATCGACAATATATTCAACAGAACTGAATTCCATAACAACAACATTGCTGTTTGGATTGGTTTCAACCATAGACCTAATCGTGTACATGTAGAATAGGTACTCTATGATTTCTTCTGAGGTTTTGAATGAAGGAGTTTTAACCTGTACCCGAATCATCTCTTGCCCTACAACAGGCAGTGTGTTCATAAAGTTTATCGGATCATTGAATGCTATTGTACCTCTAATGCATGGAGATTCAATATCTTCGTATATATCGATCTCCATGACATTTGATGTAATGTCTAGTTCTGTTCCGTCTGCAGCGATTATCTGCACTAATTCAAGTGAGAATTCGCCGGCATTACCAATAGTATCAACCATTTTATATCTGCGACTCCGACATTATTGCTTTATATTCTGTCGTAAATTGTTCTAAGTATCGTGGGTCTAGTAGTTTAATCTTCCGTTTCTTATCCTGTTCTGCCTCTTCAAATTCTATGTTAGTAACAATACTAGCCATAGGGTAATCTGTATTGTCCTTACCTATGTCGATCTTCTTAACAGGCCCAGACACAGAATCTATTTCGTAATGATGTATATCATCTGCACTGTCGTACTTCTCTTCAACAAATGCTAGGAACTGTGGAGTAGACATTGGCCACCCGTGGAACCTATCAATTACATCATTCATAAGCAGTACCACCCAATGGTACTCTGAATCTCCATACAGTTTGTGTGCAATCATCTCTGGAGTTTCACCCTCTTTAACATCATAGGTATCGAATAGGGCTCCATGTGTTTTTAGTTTGGTACGTACTGCTACTCGGCGTAAGAAATTAGTTACTACCTTGAAGTGGCCATCTCCTTTACCATCGTAATATATCTTAGGGAATGCTGCAAAATACATTAGTAGCCCTCCTCTATACGTTCTTTAGTCATGATCTCAATTTCATTGAAATCTAGTTTAATACTAGTCTTCTGTGGAGCAGGCCCAAGACCTTTAGTAATTGGATGTTGAACTGGTTCGAATGTGGAGTACTTATCACCACCATACGATATGTCAACACCTGTAAGATAGCACGTTGAAATCTTATTGAGAAATGGGTTCTCTTTACTTTGATACATGTACTGTATATCAAATGTATCAGGAATTGTCAGGAGGCGTCCTTTTGGTTGTTTGAGTGAAATACTACCTACGTTCATGGACTCAGCAACACTAGGCATCATATGCCGTTTGAATGTGTCACATATCTGAGCAACCATAATAACTTCCTGTTCACTCTTCGGTAAGAAGTTGAATGAGAAAGAAAACTGTCTACGTCCAATGTTCTTAAAGAGCAATTCGAATTTACTACCAAACACCACACCACTTTGTAATTGTACCAATGTACCAGAACCTTGAGCAACTTTATCCATCATGCCCAGTACTGCTTGTCCAGCGACTTGTCCAACTGCTGGGAGTACTGTGCCAGTTATCTGACTAGCACCTTCTTTCATTGCACTCTTAATGCCACCACTACTAAATGCTTCAATAATCTTATTGCCCGCTTTCACACCAGCCTCTGCCATACCACCAATTTCATCATCAACATATTCTGCCTTATATGCAACAGTAACACTAGGTGGCATGTAAAGAGATATTGCAGTATCTAATCTAGTACTAGGTGGACGTTTAGCAGATAGCGTGTTACCACCACTACCACTTCTAAATGCTTCTTGGTTTGTTTTGGATGGGCCATTTTGTTGTTGGTTTGAACTAGGGGTAGCTGGTACTCCGCCCTTACCCTTACCAATCTTTGGTTGTTGGGCAGTATTGATCATAAACATAATGTAATGACCCTGTTGTTCATCACCTTCTACGTTTAGAGGATATTGAAAATTCTTAGTCGTTGCACCACCATTGGTAGCAAGAGCTCGTGTGTCTGAAGAGTTCGATCCACCGTTAGTACCAAAAACATCTTTTAGTCCTTTGGAGATAACACCCGAAACCCTACTATTAACACTTCGGGCGACTTGGTTAGATATTGCTGATGTAAACGCCATTTATAAATATCCTTATAATACACAACTATTTAGGTAACTTAGTCATGGCATACAAAGGGAAATATATACCAATCAATCCAAGAAAATATCGGGGTGATCTATCTCGTATTGTATACCGCTCTCTATGGGAACGTAAGTTCATGGTGTACTGCGACACTAACAAGGCAGTACTAGAATGGGGTAGTGAAGAGATCATCATCCCCTATTTATCACCTGTCGATGGTAGAATCCACAGATACTTCCCAGATTTTTATATTAAAGTGAAAAGGGCAGATGGTAAAATAGAGAAGTCTATTGTAGAGATCAAACCCAAGGCCCAATGCTCTCCACCCAAGATACCACAAAGGAAGACCAATAGATTCTATAGAGACATCAAAACGTGGGCTGTTAATGAAGCAAAATGGAAGTATGCTACAGAATTTTGTGACATCAATGGTATTGAGTTTAAAATACTAAACGAGGATCATCTGGGCATATCGTATAAATAGAGGTATGGCACAGAGCAAATATATACAATCAGTACTAAAGGCACAAGGTGGAAGACCACGTTCAACCAATTGGTACAAAGACAAGATCAAAGAGTTTGGGCAACCAGGCGCTATGGACTTAATTAGAGACGGTAAAAGGGCAAGCGCCCCATTCTTCGGTAGACTTAATATGTTTATCTATGATCCAAAGCATAAGAAGACGTTACCTTACTATGATTCATTCCCCCTAGTTCTACCTATTGAACTGTATAAGGATGGGTTTCTAGGGTGTAATCTACATTATCTGCCGTTAGGTTTGAGGATGAGGTTGTTGGATAAGTTGGTGGACTTTAGTAATAACACCAAATTTGATGAGTCAACGAAATTAGATGTGGACTACAGTGCCCTTAAAAACATAAGAGAAATTAAGCCAACCTTAAAGAGATATTTGGCTGGTCACGTTAAAACACAATTCCGTAGAATAGATGCTGATGAATTTACTGTGGCCACACTGTTGCCCGTACAGAGATTCAAGAAGAGCAGTGAGTCTGTTGTATGGAAAGACTCTAGGGGAATGATCTAATGTCTGTATTACCTAAGTTTCTAGAAGGCGGCGCTTATGGGATATTGAATAACATCCTGTCATCGTTTCATTCTAATGAAGGATACGCTACACCCAACCATTATGAAGTAGAAATTTTCCCACCCGCTGGTTCATCATCTGGTACTTCAGAAAATGCCATGAGGGGATTAGTACAGGGAGTAAGCAAACAGGATATCTCAAACATATCCTTACGAGCATCTAGTATTACATTGCCTGGCAGAACTTTAGCGACATCCCCAGACACCAACATACATGGGCCGCAACGACAAGTGGCAGACAATGTTATATTTGATGATGGTATTTCTATCAATTTCCAGAGTAGTTCTGACCTGTCAGAACGAGTCTTATTTGAGAAATGGCAGTACGCAGCATATAACCCACAAACATGGAACATGGGTTATTATAATGATTATGTCGGCACTGTGTTCATCTACCTTTTAGACAACCAGATGCAAAGACGTTATGGACTGAAGTTGTGGGAGTGTTTCCCTAAGACTGTGGGCCCTGTGTCCTTGTCGTATGGGAGTGGAAATCAAATCGTAGAATTCACAATGAACATGAATTTTAGATACTGGACTACCGCCGACCTTAATCAAGAACCACCAAGTTTGATGGATAAAATTGGACAGACTGTAATCAATACAGTCGAAAGAAACATATCAAGGGCCTTACCCGCTGTATTGCGAAACGGTCTTCGTTAATCATATTATTTTAAAGGATGAAAAATTATGGCTTTACCTAAACTGAGTACGTTAACATATGAGTTGGAGTTACCTTCTACCACTAAGAAAATTAAGTACAGGCCTTGGCTTGTAAAGGAACAAAAGGTTCTTATGATTGCTCAAGAGTCTGAAGACACTAAACAGGTAGAAAGTGCATTTGCATCTATTGTACGGGATTGTACGTTTGGTAAGATTGATCCCTACGAGGTGCCTCTATTTGATGTGGAATATATCTTTCTACAACTACGAGGCAAATCAGTAGGAGAGAAACTTAAACTAAGTCTGCTGTGCGATGATGATAAGGTAACTAGAGTAGAACAAGAAGTCGATCTAACAGACGTTAAGATTCAAATGGATTTGGATCATAGTCATGTCATTGAAATTAATGATGAGATTAGTATACACATGCGTTATCCTATGTTGTCTGATATGGCCTTATTTGATGGCGGTGGACAGATCAAGATGATCTTCGATATGATCAAACGATGTGTTAGTGAAATCCACGATGGTGACTCTATTCACAATAGGGTAGACATGACAGACAAAGAGTTGGATGATTTCATCGACAGTATGAGTCAAGATCAATTCGCTAAGGTTAGTGCTTTCTTTGAGACTATGCCAAAACTAAGGCATATTATCAATGTGACCAACCCCGTGACTAAGAAGAAGAATGAGATTGTAGTGGAGGGCCTGCAAAGTTTTTTCGAATAGCCCTCTCACATGAGAATATGGAGAACTATTATAAAACTAATTTTGCAATGATGCAACACCACAATTACAGTCTAACAGAATTAGAAGATATGATGCCATGGGAGAGGGAAATATACTTAGGACTGTTAATGCAATATTTGAAAGAGGAAAGAGATAAAATTTCGGCTGAAGAAAGAAAGATGAGAAATTAAATGGAAATACCTACACCCAACACAGCTGCTATTGAGATGACTCAATACCTATTGCCATACATTGGTATGATAATGATCGTCATCATAGGGTTTATGATAAAGGATTTTGCGACTAAGTTTAGCAAGGGTCTTGCATTTAGCATGAATAAGCAGTTTCAAGAGGGTGATCATGTTCTTATTGATGGAGAACGTGCCTTAATCGTTAAGATAGGTATATCACAGACTGTATTTGGGGTCACTAAAAAAGGTGGTGAATTAGATGGGGATTAT